CTGCATAGTCTCTCCGAGGGATAGTTAAACCCAAGGAAAAACGAGACTAAACCTCACTGCGGGATGGTGGCAACTTTCACCATATCCCAAAATCCGCCACTTACGTGGCGGAACTCCACCTGAGCTTTATGCCGACGGCCTCAGGACGTCCCTGACGTTCAAGGTGCTTACTGTCTGCAAACGGCTCGTCACCGCGCTTGAGCAAACACTTGAGCAGGGCGAACTCGTTCTCCACGTAACTATCGGGAGTCCGGTTTCTCCTCACATAACCCCTAACCAGGGGGCGGTGAAGATTATTACACATGCGCTGGGTTTCATACCCCAGCACACTGTGTCGCCCTAACACAGGAGAACTTGGGAGGACGGTTGGAAAATGGCCCTTTAACAGAGCCACGATCCTCCTATCCAACCAAGCAGCCACACGCCACAGGCCAGAGAAATACATCTGGTTCCTGAGCGAGATAAGGCTTTCAATCTCCGGAACATCAGTCAATCGCCGTGGAAATTCTCTCCGGACTCGGACAACAGTAACGTCCTCTCCATTGAAGAACTCCGCGCCGCAGCTCTCACGGAATTTACCATTCCAGAAAGATTTGCGGTCATTCACTTTAAGGCCAAAAGCCTCGAGTGTCTGAACGACTGAACGCGTGTATTCCACAGGGACAACCATATCGTCCCCGTAGACGCGCACCTTACCCCTTAAACGATTCACATCGTGAGGGGTCAGAGGGCGGCCTTGCACTTTCTGGATCCCGACAAAGATAATGGTAAGAAATACCATCGCCTCGATCGGAAAACAGAGTGCAGAACCCATAGACGCGAACTTGGTCAGAGGGATCACTCCATGACCAGGAACTTCTGCGCGCGTCGACCTCGTAGCTTGCACCGCCCGTGAGAACCACGGGAAGCGAGCCAACAAGGCCTCAACAAGCAGATTCGAGACACGGTCGGAGGCTTCGCTAAGATCTAGCGTCGCCAGGGTGCCATCACGAGACCCTACGAGTGCCAGTTGCTGGTTAGGCTCCTGGTGCTCAAATCCGATCATTCCAGAAGTGAGTGGCGGCTTGCCGCCACTCGAAGTGAGTTGATTAGACTCCAACTTCTGGACAAGGATCTTCGCGATCCCCTGCTGCACATATTGCATGGCAGCAGGTTCAATCGCTATGATCCGAGGTGTCTTGAGCGTTTTAGGCACTTGAACAACCCTCACGGGCCGCTCAGCACCGGGCGGCAGTAACTCAACACGCTCCAAGGACGAGTGGTACCTGGCATTCGGAATGAGATAATCAGCAGCGCTGAACATCTCCTCCAGCCGGGCAGGCCACTCACGTATAACATATTTCTCGTTTCCGAGGATATGTTCCGCTGTAGTCCCTGGACCATGCCCTGGTACGACACCATCTTGATAGATGATGTTCTCGACATCTGAAAAGACGTCGGACCAGAGCAACCCTGCAACATCAGTGAACTCCTGAAAGGAGAACGTAGACGGAACAAGGTTTCTGAGATTTCTGTCTGTCTCGACAAAAGCCGCGAAAGCGGCCCCGACGCGAGCGTCGGTACACTCAGCTTCCACCTTGCCGAACATCAGTGTTAACTGACGGATGGCTCGGATGGATTCCAAGCTTGGGTTGTCGAGTAGACGCCCACTAGTCGCATCGAACACAAGCTCAAGGAAACCCTTAAGAAAACAAGGGAGACCTCCAGCTCCTCGGCGTTTAAAACCGAAGAAGCTGTCGTGAGCAACAAAGCCGTCTGCTAGGGACCTGTCAAAGTCCTTTGCAAACGACGGTAGGGTGATCGTTAAGAACGAAAACCCCTCATGTTCGACGCGCGCCGTGATGGTTTCCCAATCACGGGTGGTGCAAACGCAGCATAAAGTGCCGTATTCAACCAGCACTTCAGAGCAGAGCTGCATCAGGCTTTTCAAGGATGCTGGGTTCATTTCCAGTTCTCCTGTCCCTGCCTGACAATTCCAGTTAACAGTCACCGGCTGACAAGGCCGGTCAAGACCGCTGCCCCTCCAGGATTACTCCTGGAGGGGACAACAGAAACTGTAGTCGACCAGACCTATATCTAGGTCTAGCTCTCCCCACCCAAAAGCTGGGTGACTCGGGCACCAGACGTCGCAGACAGGTACGCCACAAGGGCGTCCACGATCTGCTTCGCCTCCGCGACGGTATAACCCGTCGAGGGGGTATCCACCACGAGCTGAACGCTCATGGAATAACGGATACTCTGGGCCGAAATGAGAGGGTCGGCTGCGATCTTTGCGTGATCCAACCTGATGAGGCGACGAGTTCGTCGCCCGTACTGGTGCGAAAGCGCCAGCTTCACGTTGCCGTCGTCTTTGGAAAAGGCGCCGGAATCGATTCCCTGGCCAACTCGCGGAAGCGAATTGGCCACGGCGTTGATTGTCACGGACTGAGGGTCGGAAAAAGCCAAGGCACAACTCCTGAATGTTTTGTCAGACGACCAACTGGTTGCTGGCCGACATGATGGAACAACGCCTAGGTTATTCGCCTAAGCGTCGAGCGCGGTGCACGTGAAAGTCCTAGTGCACCGACTATGGCCTGCTGACGCCCACTAAGGGTGTCAAACTTAAGGCCAAAGCCGAAGGGCGATGCGGCGATACGAGCTTGGGTTATTGTTCCAAACTCGTTCACCAAATTGAAGGGCGTGGCAAAGTTCTTAGGCCACACATCCCTCATCGTATGGACCGTCTGCACGGATTTCTCCTGCATCAGGTATCCATACGGCATCGCAAGGCCATCAGACGCGAAGGCAGAAACATTGTGGGCTATATCGCCCACGTTGCCGACCCAATCTGCAGCCCAGCTCCACGGAGCCAGTTCCCACAGCACGTCAGGAGTCAATCTGACGCCCAAGAGTTTATTTGCCTCTTGGAGATGCCTATCTAACCTGTCCGCCGGCTTTTGGCCAACGTTCAAGTAGTAGGTAAACGCCCCACTAAACCAGGTATCAACCTGGGTTGTTTGAATAGTGGTTCGTGGGAATGACGTGGAGTTACCATGCCACATACCGACATCGATAGCAGGATAAACCTGCACAACGCTATCAGCGGTGGTCGTGGTAACTTCAGATGGAAAGTAGTATCGACGCCGGATCTTACGACCCGAGTCACGCGAGTATTGCGTTAACACCTTGTGAGATGTCTTCACAGCTCGCGCGAATTTTTGCAAGTCACTGACGAGAGGCTTCCAGCCAAATTCGACGTTTAGGTACTCTCCGCCCGCAGATCGCGCGCGGAGAGCTCTATCACGCCAAAGGCTGACGCCCATTGCACGGGGTAAACCCTCATGCAATTCGCCGATGAACTGTGCAGCGTCAAATACGGGATTCGTTGGGATCGACCTCGCTATCGCCGTCGCACCTAACCCATTCAGGTAAGCCCTCGCGGGCGACCCTAGTGGAGTAAAGGTTTGCGACGGCGCTAATGACAGGACCGCAAATAGCGGTCCTTCATAGCGATAAGTCGTCCCAGAGCGGGCACCGAAGCACGAAACGTGCTCGATGTTGGTTTTAAAAGAGTTCTTAAAATGAAAGAACTCCCCGCCCATATCCCCACCGCCCAGGTCTTTACGCCTGAAGCGGTGTCCCTGTGAGTACATGTATTCTGTACTCTCCAGTATAGTACCCGTGCTAACCTTCCAAGTGCCCGTAAAATCTACGAAGCGGGAAGGCCCGGTAAACCGGACAACACGAGACTTGTACTGGTCCATCATCAGCTCCTTCAACTTGAGTGTAGTGGGATGGTCCGACTTTAACGGACCGTACCGCAAACGGCGAGAGGCAAGGGGAATTACCTTCCCACCGTTCTGTGCGTGATTAGCGCACACGGACGAAGACCCGGTTTCTGGGTCGAGTCTCCGCTACTGGTAGCATCCCACCACACAAGAGTACACTCCCCTCCTTGGGGGAGGAAGTGCACGGCACCGAACACTATGCTCACCTGCCCGATTTAATGGGTAGGTAGCGTTCAGC